CCATTTCGCGCTGTGCTTCTTCCACTTCCTCAAGTATTACCGCATATGCTTCGTGCCAAGACGAAAACAGCGGGAATTTTTTGTTTGCATTCTGCAGTTCGTCGTTAATCAGTTTTTCTATCATTCTCAATTGCCTCCTTTAATCTAGCTATTTCTTCCTTAAGCTCGTTTATTTCTGTATGCAGCCTGTATGCTCTTGATATACTTTCACCTTTTAATTCTGCGCGAATTTTCATTCTTTCAAATGCTAAAATTGTTTCAAGTTTTCCTCGTGTTAAAATCATTTCCACATCTCCTTTAATCTTTTTAATTCCGCAGGTGTCATTGTCTCGATGTTCAATTCCTTTGCTATTTGGACTATCATATCTACCAGTCTTGACATCTGCTTTGTGTCGTATGTACTGCTCCCATAGTAGGCTATTACTACAGTGCAGTTGTCCACCTTTGCCTTGTGGTGCTTCTCAGCGTGCCACCCGATACCGTTTGATTTCCACTTGTCGATAAATGCGTCTACCGCCTTGTCTGATACCATAAGATAATCAAATGCTCCCACATCTCGTATAGTGTCAAGATAGACAGCTTCCTTAGTCGTTCCTGCTACTTTGGCAATCTTGTCACACAGCACCCACATATATGCGTTGGCGTCAAGCGATCGGCGTTTCTTCTTCGGCTTTATCTCTACTTCCTCAGCTTTTAAGTCCATAAAGGCTTGTGCCGCCTGCCTGTCGGGAGTAGTTATCATCAGGACCACTTCCCTTGCGTTCGTTTCGCTTCGCAGTATGTTTTTTTCGGTTATTCTCATACCGGGTACTCCCTCCACTTGTCGTAAATCAAATCTTTTTCGCTCCAGTCGTCGTACTGCCCTTGTAAGTAGTCTTTAACAGCTTTTTTTATCGCTTCTGAATACTTGCCGCTGCCGTTGTCAAATTCGTTATGGCAGTCCATACAGAGCGTTACAATGTTCTTCTCAATTCCCAGCCCGCCTTGGGACCTGCGGATATAGTGGGCGTTCGGGGCGGCTATCGGACTGCCGCAGATAATACAGCAGCCTTTATCCCTCTCCCATACCCTTGCTTTGACTTCCTGTGATATGTCGCAGGCTTTCGCTCTCTTATGCACGTATCTCAATTCCTTTCTGAATCAACCACGCTTTCAGCTCTCTTGCTTCCGTCGGGCTTATGCAAACCTTAAACGCTATCCATTCTCTCTGTTCGTTTGAATAGTCAATCTTAGGTTTTACTTCGCCCTCTTTTGCTTTCTGAATGTCGGCAATTCGCTGTCCCTCTCTGATTGCGTCTGCTAGGCTTAGCGACCTCTTGTATTCTTCCTGTGCTTCAAAGCTACACTCTAGCGTTGCAATAGTCTTTATATCGCTCTCAATGGCTTTGAGACGGGATTTTATCTCTTCATCGACTAAAGATACCTTTACCGTCTGATTTAGCCACTTAGGGTTGAATATCTGTTCAAGCTGTAGCCATTCGGGGTGGTCTGTCTCCTCGTACAGTTTTTCGATTTCTGCTCTCTTTTCTGCTTTAGTTTGACTATCAATCATCTTTACAAATTCGTCTATCGCCTTTACAGGCTGATTGCAGATTGCAACCAGTTCTTTTATCTGAGTTTCAAAGCTCTCGTATGGCTGCATACAAGCCTTTTTAATTTCTTTCCGCCTGTCCTCTATCGCCTTGATAAATTTATTCAGTGTCGCCTTGTCTTTCTTCGCCTGAGGTAAATCATCTTCTGTGTAGACCATATTCGCATAATGGTCTGCTTTCTCCTGTACCAGTGATTTAATTTCTTCAAAATTTTCTATCACTATCGGCGTGTATGTGTTCTCCTTGATTTTTAATTCCATTGCTTATTTCCTTTCTGCCAGTAATCCGCTAAGTTTTTCCGCTTCTTCTTCGGCTTTCTTTTTTCTTCTGTTATAAGTTGTTCTTGAAATTTCAACCCAACCAGGATATTCAATGTCTTCTTTTTCACCTTCGAGAGCTTCCCTAAAATACCTGTTTAGCTTGATTTTTTCCTCTTTTCCACCAGGGGTTTTCTTGATAACATAGTAAAAACCTTGCGTGTCATAGTCTCCATTAGAGCGATCAAATAAGCAATCTTCCCCATAAACTATATATTCTTCGTCACCTGTATACGGCATAGTTATAGGGAACATCTCACCAACAATTCTTCTGACAATGCCCTTATGCCAAGCGACTGTTGGTCTATTGATATCTACGTAAGTAACTCTATCGACATCATCATAGCTAACGTTACCATCGAAGTCTACCTTCTTAAAAAGTCTCGACATGCGTTTGCATTGGTACATCAAGCATCCATCTCTCCAATCCTCAGGCGGACCCCAAACCTCTGGAGTATCCTCAATAGGGGTTAGAGGTTTACCATCAATGAGTGCATCTAATATAGCCCTTGTTATTCCTATGCTGCATCCACTATGCCCGTCCTCACACAAACTGTTAAAAGCTTTAAGAGCACTTTTATAACAAGCAACTCCATAATTAGCGTCCTCAGGTCTGTTTTCAGCAGCACATATTCTTTTTTCTCTTTCACAAGCTAGTTTCACTTCATTCTTAGCCCATTCATTCTGTTTCATATTTTTTCTCCTTATCCGAAAAGTGCGTTCTGCACTTCGCTTGTCTGTTTTTCTTTTCTTTCGCTTAAAATCTTAACCGCCTGCGCCCACTGTGCCTTTGAAAGTGCTTCTATGGTTGCCGCCTTGTATGATTTCAGCAGCTTCTTCTCGTCTGTGCCGGTCATCTCGATTAGTCCCTTTAAGGTTTTGGCTTCGGCTGCACTTATAGCTGTGGTTTCAAGCTCTTTTTTCTTCTCTGCGTCTTTCTTGGCATCAGGGTCTTTGCTCCTGTACTTCGCTTCGTCACTCGCTGACTGATCGGGGTCATCGCCTGTGCTGATTTTATACGCTTTCATCAGCGCATATTTGTCGCCATATGTCATTGCCTTGCCGCTCCCCTTGTCCTGCGAATCAATCCCCTCTGAAAACACTGTTGTCTCTATGAAGTCATTTGTGTTGTCAATGTTCACAAACCTGTAGACTGTCTTAATTCGTGACATAAACGTTGTTTTTGTTCCGTACTGCGTTTCGCTTTCAAGCATATGACTTTCAAGTATTTCCCTTGTTGCAGGGTAGCTGTAAACTCCGTACTTCGTTTCAATGGGTTTTACTGCGTCTAATATATCTCTCTCTGATACGGCTTTGTATGACGCCGTCTTGCTCGTTGCTACCGTTAAATTTTTTGCAACCGTCTGCAACTCTGCTGTTATTGCTGACATTCTCTGATAAATGTTCATTGGCTTATCCATTTCTCCATTAACTCCTTTAAATGTTCCTCACTTACCTCTCTGCCTGTCTGTCTGTCGAACTCGTCCTGCAGGGTTAAGCCTATGTTTGATATAAATTTCTTGCAGTCCTCGCATATGAACTCTGTCGGATCCATCCAGTTCCCGCAGCCGCACCTGTCGGCGTGGGTTAATTCACCTTTGCAGTTCGGGCAAACCTCGTACATTCCGGCATACGCGAACTGCGGTTTTTCTACTGCTCCGCATTCTTCACACCAGTACATTCCAATATCACCTGCCCGTTTAAATTTCTGTCCATTGCGTTAACTACTTCCATGATTTTCACAACTCTTGATATCATTGAATTGCGAAATGGTATATATTCTTCTTCGCTTCTCGCTATGTAGTAACCGCCGTTCTCTGCTGTCACCACTCTTACTCCGCTGAGCCGTAAATCTCTTACGGCTTGTCTGATCTCCCTGTCGGGGTAGCCTGTCTGCTGTCTAATCTCTCTCCTTGTCACCGGCTTGCCGCTTAGCAGGTCCAGTAATACCTCTGCTTTCATCGCTTAGCTCCTTTCTTAGTTTTTCGGGGAGTTTCTCCCTTGTCTTTTCTTTTGCTGACAGCTCCTCGTAAATCATTCTGAAGTTACCTCTGTCTGCCATTAGGTTTTCTGATGTGCACAGCTCCATATAGCCAAGCCGCTGTACTGTCTGCCTTGTAAGCTCGTCAAGTTCTTCAAGTGCTTCTTTCTGTCTGCACCATCCATACTTTCGGATTACGCTAAGGGTTTTCTGCCAACCTGTCCCCCAGTCCTGTACCTCGCTTACTGTTGCCTTTTCTCTTATGTCTGCTATGGTAGGCGGGAACTTCTTAACGGCGATATATGCCTTTACTGCTGCCGCTGCTGTCTGATAGTCGATGTCCTGAAGCATTGCATACCACAGCTGCATAGCTTCTTTGGTGGCTAGCAGTCCCTCTTTCGGGTAGGCTGTCTTGATCGCTTCTGCCAGTTTTAAAAATTCCGCCTTACTCATTCGCCCATTCCTCCATCATCCTGTAGCTGTCCTCTAGGCTTGGTTTTGAAGCCTGCCGTTCCTTTACAGCACTTACAACCCATTTTTTAATCGCTAGGTAGTGCGACTTGGCTTTATAGCCTTTCATCTCGATGTATTCATCTAGGAAAGTGATACAGGCTGTAGTCATATGTGCGCCTAATTCCTCATTCAGCTTGTTTATTTCATCGTCGGTCAATCTGACATTGTTGTACTCACCATACTTATGCTTTGTTTTTGCGGGAGCGGGAGCAGGCGGCGTGTCGTCTGCGGCTATACTCTCTACTAACCTATCCTTACCTAACCTATCCTTACCTAACCTATACTGGGTATCCATTTGGTATCCATTTGGTATGCCACTTGGTATACCAACGGTATACACTCGGCTTTTTTCAACGGTTAGCAGGTTTTTTTCTTCTTGGTAAACTGTCGGAGTGTACCTGTCACTCCTAATGTAGTTGTGCACCTTCCAGTGCTTGATAACTACTATCCCATTTTCAAACGGTATGAGAAATGATTTTGCAACCAGCAACTTCATATCATCGTCTGCTGCACCTATCATTCGCTGTATTCTTTTTGGGTTGTTAACAAATCCGTCATCATCAGCTCTCATACTCAGGTGAAGATATAAAGCTTGTGCTGACAGCGGCATATCTATAAAGGCGTCACTGTCTATTATCGTTTTTGCAAACATTCTTCTTTCTGCCATATTATTACCTCTCGTCCACTGGGGATATATGCTCCCAATTTCCTGTTGTCGTCTTGACTATGAAGCAGAAGCAGTTTTGACAGTTTCCTTTACATTCCCAACCTGCAGCTTCCTTGCTCCGCTTCATCGGCTTGTCGCATTTCCCTGAATCAAGCAGTAACTGGCTATTCCTTGTCTTTCTTCTTACTCTCATCTGTGTACTTCTCCAATACTGTGTTGATTTCGTGTCCTGTTTTCATCATAATATTGGTGATACTTTCGAAATCTTCTTCCGACACGCCGAAAATGTCTAATAGTAACCTTTTGGCAATCCCGTTAGACTTGAACTCAACATTAATGTCATCTAGGGTTACCTTGACGTATAGTGAGATTGCGCTCAGGTTAAGCAACTCAGCAAATTTGTTTATTTTTTCAAGGTCTGTTTCGTTTTTCGTTTCAAACATCATAAATCACCTCTATGTCCTTTCTCATATTGCAGTTTTCTGTCTAATACTTTTTTAGTGTAATCGGTGCTGTAAATGCCCTGATTCCAAAGGTTTACAGCTCCTGCTTCTCCGAGATTATAAGCCATTAAAACGCTTTCAACATCGGAGTATTTTTCCGCTAAATCTGACAGCATTTCGATTCCCATAGTTACATTGTCGTATGGGTCTAAGTAATCAAAATCTTCTCTGTGATTACAGGCGTTAATCTGCATTAAACCATAATCATCTGTTGCTGAAACAATGTCAGAATTGAAGTTGCTTTCGGTTTCGATTAATGCTATAATGAATGAGTATGCAAGATTATGTTCTTCACATAGCGTGTGAATATACTCCTGCATTTCATTGCTTAGCGGAATGTCCGCCCAAGGTTGCCATTTTTGTATTTCAACAGCCGGGGCGGTCGTTTCATTTTTTGGCACTTCCTGTGCGTCTACTACTTCACTGGTAGGTGTACAGCTTATAAGCAGCAGAAATGCTATTACGGGTATTGCCCCCGTTTTACCTATACTTTTTAATTTCATTGGTAAAACCTCTCATTGAATTTCTTAGCAGGAACTTTCCCTGCTATAGTGATATAACCATCTGCCTTTAGCTCATTGTTGAGTTTTCGGATCTCCTTATAAGCCTTAGACTGTTTAACACCTAAGATGTTCATCACATCTTGAACTGTGTAAAACCCTGCTTTCTTTAACATTTTTACTCCTTTCTTTCTCTAAGCAGGTAAGTAACAGAAACGTCCAGTGCGTCTGCTATTCTTGCAAGAGTTTCAAGCTGCATTGATGTGCTTTTCAGCTTGTAGAAATGACCTCTAGCAAGTCCTGCTTTTCTTTCGAGTGCCGCAATAGATAAACCTTTGCGTCTCGCTGTTCCTTCAATGTTCTTGACAATAATTTCTGTTTTCAAACTTTTCTCCTTTCTTTTAAACACCTTTAATAAAATTACAAATTCTACTCGCAAACTCGAAGAAACCTTTGATTTCCGCCGGTGTATAACCGTCTCCGCGTAAAGTTTCTGCTATTTTTCGTATCATTTCTTTATCTTCGCAGTGTCTCGCTGTATTAATGGAACGTTCGAGAAAACATTTTTCCTCTAAGCTACCATTTTCAAAAACTCTGTCTTTTATTTCTTTTGAGAAATCCACGCCTTTCAACTCCTTTCCACATTTTAGCACTGAAATAAATACGAATTTATATTGACATTTTACGCAATCTGGTGTACATTAATAATACGCAAACAACTACATACACTAAATTGGGCACTTTTGCCGTATTGATTCCGCTTAAATTTCAGTTTGCCGCTGATTTAATCGTAGTTTGATACGAGTGTGTGTCGTATCTCACACTCTTATTCTAGCGTATATCGGTACGACTGTCAATAGGTTTTTTGCGTATGTCTAATATTTTTTAAGGAAAGGAGGTTTTTGTCGTGGGCGAAACAGTATACGATAGAGTAAAAGCATTGTGCGAAAAACAAGGAGTAACTGTTGCTCAAATGGAAAGAGATATAGGCTTCCCTAGAGGTAACGCTTGCAAATGGAAAAATACAGTACCGTCTGTTCCTGCCCTAAACAAGCTGAGTGCATATCTCGGAGCCCCTGTAGCTTATATACTAAAAGGGGAACAAACCGAAATACCACCATTTGACGTCAAGTTGGAACTTACAAAACTGGCGTTTCTACTAAGAAATTCCGCTAATGTTGAATATTCAGGCGACACACTGGACGACTTTAGCAGAAAAATTATTATTGATAATATTGAGCAATCTATACGACTGTGTGATATTTATCAAGACGCATAAAAGCGAGAAAGGCTACACTGTGAAGATAAAATTAAAAAGCATACTGTCCTTTGTAGTTGTGACGGTAATGCTCACGACAAGTGCATTTATTATTGTGGGAATGTCACAGAGGTTTACTGCGTGTGCAGAGAGCACCATATTGCCTTGCAATGACGAATGTATACATCAGTTAGCACGCTATGGAAAAACCGAAATTATTAATTTCGGCGAGTTTACAAATACTTCGCCTGTTGCTGTCAGACGTAAGGCTGAATACAGTAAGATTACTTATGACAGTATTAAGGTTTCAAAGAATTGTGACGGATTGCCCGTTACTGAAATTATAAGGACTTATGTGGAAAGTATGGTTGTACTGGGATTTGATTATTCACGCCCAGGAAGCTATACTTATATTTTTATTCGGGGGAATGATTACGCAAAATTGGAGTATGACAGGTTTAGGGATAGGATAATTATTCTTTACAAGGGGGTTTGATAAAACATGGAAGATAAGCTATATAAGGAAAAGTTAAGGCTTTATCATAAGCTTGAAAATAAAGACCTTTGGGGACAATTCCTAGAGTTTGTTCTTGAGCAT